ATTAAGAAGGCTGTGCAGTCGGCAGTAGGAGAGACTATTAAGGTTAAGACAACGCAAGACACGGGCAAGAAAAGCCAGCGCAGCGAGCCAGCTGCGCAGCCTGCAAGACAGGGCGCAAGACCGAGTGCGAAAAGCAGTGCAAACGCTGGCTATTTGTCGGGAGGGTGGAAGGAGAAAGTAGTAACCAAAAGTGGGTGGATTCCAGACCTTAAATCTCTTTATAGAGGGTTCTATTCAACTCCGCAAGAAGGAAGAAATTTAGCTGCATTTAGCAAAGAGGCTAAAGAAA